TTCGAGGGCGACGTAGATGAAGACTCCGGCCCGGTGAACGCCCTCACCAGCCCGCGGCGGCTGCAGGCGTTGATCGTGTTCCCGATCGAGGGTCTTGACGCAGCACAGGAAACCGCTGCCGACGTGGCCAGCACCGTCGCCGGCCGGCAGAAGGCCTGGGACGACGCGATCGTGGTGGGCGATCTCTACAAGATCGGCTCAGCCCTGGCGATCTGCTCCGGCCGCAGCCCCAGCGATCGGATCTTCGTCAGCGATTCTGAGGACGGCGCGGGCGGCACCGGGCAGACAATCAATGCCACCTTCAGCGTGGTGCGGGCCGGCACTGCGGCCACGGTGAGCACCGGCACGATCACGGCAGCTGGGACCACCAGCACAACCCGACAGACGGCCACCACGGCGCCCCACCTGCTGCGGTGTGCGCTGGGCCACGTGAGCACCACCAACGAGTGCCGAATCATTGAGGCCGGGATTCGTAGCACGCTCGGGATCCGCATCGGTGGGCTGTGCAACTTCCGCGACTCGCTGACGCTGGCCGAGATTGACGGCAGGGCCTGCCTGTTCCGCGAGAACGACAAGATCAAGCGCGGCCAACGGATCAACGTTGACCAGTACCAGAGCGGTGTGATCAGCACTTCAGAGGAGCGCTATTCGTTCTTCCGGGTGTCGTTCCGCGAGTTCGGCGATGGTGCGTTTACGCAGCTGGCGCCGTGCTTCGGGATCCGCTCCGGCAGCGATCAGCCGACCTTCAACTACCTGCGGCTGGAGATGCCATCGCTGAAGCGGTGGGAGCTGCGGTTCGAGCCCCTGACCGGCTGGGAGATCCGCAGCGGCACGGCCACCGGCGACCTGCTGATCCTCGACGCCAAGCTCTCCGGCGCAGTCAGCGGCACCAGTGGCGGCGTCACCTGGCGGAGCAGCGGGGAGGTGGTGAGCCGCACCCGGTCACAGTTCACCATCACCACCACCCGGCGAGATCCGTCGATCGGGATCCCGCGGCCGGATGACAACAACTACCTTGACGCCTGGGGCAAACTCGCCGAGGCCTTCGTCTACGAAGAGGCCCAGACCACGGCGGCCAACGGGCCAGAGCATGAGATCGTCTACATCAACGAAATCCGCGAGAACGAGACCGCCCCCCAGTACACCGGCATCAGCCTGCTGGGCGTAAATGCCCGTTCGGCGTTCGAGTGGCGGCAGTTCAGCCAGCTAAGCGGGTACGTCACCGGCGGCACCGAGGTGCGGCGGCTGCTCAACAGCCTCACCACCGGCCCCTCGCACCTGCTGCCAGACCTGGCGCTGGACCGGCTGACCAACGTGAAGTACGGGCCCAGGCCCATCCCAGACGACCTGATCAACCTGGCGAACTTCCAATCGGCAGCGCAATGGTGCCGCGATCGGCGGTACTTCTTCGACGGTGGCGTGATCATCGATCAGGAATCGCCGCGGCAGTGGATCGCCGACACGGCCGGCGCGATGCTGCTGGACTTCCGCGAGGTGGGCGGGCGCTACGACCTGGTACCGTTTATCACCTTCGGCGCGGTCACCCACAAGGCCCTGTTTACTGCCGGGAACATCGCTGAGGGCAGCTTCCAGTTTGAGTCCATCGCGCCTGATGACCGCCAGCCGGCGCGGATCAGCGTGAAGTGGCGGCAGGAACGCAGCTCCACCAACCCAACCAACCCCGGCCTGTTCGCCGAGGAACGCGAGGTCCTGGTACGCGAGGCGGCGCCCCACGGCAGCGACAGCCTGCGAATGGAGTCGATCAACCTGTCGGACTTCTGCACCAACCGCAACCACGCAATCGACGTGGCAAAGTTTGCCCTGAGGATGCGGAGGTTCAGGGACCACACGATCAGATTCACAACCACCTACAACGGAATGGAGGGCATCACCACCGGCGTGGGCCCTGGCGATCTGATCCGGGTGGCGATGGATGCGACGGTCTACGACCAGTTCAACAACGGCATCGTGCTGGGCAATGGCACGGTGGTGAGCACCACGCCACTGGCCAACGGGACCTACGACGTGGTGAGCTGGAGCGGCAGCGGGGCGGTGAATGACGCCGGCACCCTGACGGTCACCAACGGGCAGGGATCGCCAGCCGGGATCATGTTCACCGTGAAGCAGACCAGCACGCAGGTGCGGACCTATCAGATCAGCCGGATCACCCCGACCGAGGATGGCGTCTATGACATCGAAGCGGTGCACATGCCGATCAACAATGCGGGCGTCCTGTTGGTGGCGGCAGACTGGGATACAGCAGGCGCCTGGGTGATCCAATGACGGTTCAATTCCCCGAGATCCAACCCACCGGCCACGAGTTTGGCGAGCCGGACTTCCCTGTGACCGAGATGCGCTCACAGTCCGGCGTGCGGTCGGTGCGTCAGTGGGGCGACCGCGCCAGCGATGCGCCGATGACCCTGGAGTTCGCCAACATCACCCAGGCGGCCTATGCGCTGATCAAAGCGGCGCACACGGCAGCACGGGGCAAGGTGTTCGACGTGACGTTCCCCGCGATCGTTGGCAAGAATCTCACCGATGTGGACCTGTTCAACCCCGGCCCTGGCCTGAAGTGGTACTGGGCCAGCCCCCCTGAGGGCAGCCGGGTGCAGGGGGGCCGGCGGATCACCTGCCGGTGCACATTCAGAGCGGAACTTAGACTGTAGGCAAAGGTCGAGGCCTCCTGATGACTGTCGCCAACGCAACGCACGGCGAGGTGCGATTCCAGGGCCAGAAGGTGGCCAAGATCCGCAGCATCAGCATGGAAACCCAGCGGCAGACGCTGGAAACGACCGGCGTAGGCGAGCTGGACGATACCTTCAGCTACGGCAAACGCACCACCAGCGGATCGGCCACGCTGCTCTACAAAACCGACGATCAGGCCACGGTGAACCTGATGAATCGGATCTTCGATGATGGTGAGACGCCAGATGATCTGGTAATGACGATCTACAAGGGCGGCAGCAAGTCCATCTCTGGCCCCGCGCTGATCAATTCGCAAGGCATCGCCACCAGCGTGGGCGACAACACCCAGGTAAGCATCTCGTTCGTGATCAACGGCAAACCCGGCCGTGCTCTCTGATGGCTGTAGAAGGCCGCAAGGGGATTGTTGAACTGAGCCGGGAGTGGCCGGCGCCCACAGTGCTGGCAGATCAGCGGCTGCAGCGCGGCGACTCCCCATCGCTGGACCTGACCGATCTGGCGTTCCAGTCGGGCGATGAGGTGCTGCTGGTGAGCTTGCGCGGCGTGCCGCTCGGGATCGGCATCAACGGCGCGGCGCCCTGCCCCGATGGCCATGCGTTCTGGACTGGTGGGGAGACCGCCGTGGGGCCCGCCCTGGCGGCGCGGACGGTCAACGGCGGGTTCTGGAGCGCCAACCCATCGGCGCGGTTCTGGGAGTCGGCGCAGACGGTCGGGTTTCAGCAGACCGCGACGGCCTACATCCACCGCGATGAGATGGACGATGTGCGGTTCTACAGCACCGAGCTGGACGCGATCAACGGCGGCAGCCAGGGCCTGATCCCGCTGCGGAACGTGAGCCCCGGCCCAATGCTGATCCTGCCGGCCTCCAGCCGCTCCGGCTACGTGGCCGCAGCGCTGGCTCTGCTGCAGGCCATCGAGGACCTGGAGATCCCCGAGGGTGAGCAACCGGCTCAGAACCTGGCACCGGTGCCGCAGGTCTTGAGCGACACGGCAGCGGATGCGGAAGAGCGCGGCTGGTTGATGCAGTGCGATCTGACCGGGTGGGTGTTCGAGATGGACGCGGCCCAGTTGGACCAGGAAGCGATCGGCCAGGCGTTCGGCGAGTACGCCAAGGGTGCCTTGCGCGGCGCTGGATCGTTCAACGGGGAGATGGATCACAGCCGCGTAGTAGGGGAGCAGAGCGGCCTAGGAATGCTCCGGCTAATGATGCTTACCAGCCAGGGCAGCAAGGCCCGCGCTCGGTTCCAGCTGGTGGATCAGCGGACTAGCAACGTGGCCACCCACGTGCGAGAGCGGATCTTCTACGAAACCGACATCCTGCTGGGCAAGACGGCAGTGAACACCAGCGCCACCGACGTGATCCTGATCTCAGCGCAGTTCGTGGCGACCGGCCAGATCAGGCTGGCAAAGGAGGCTCCATAGCCTGAGGGCAGGAATTGAGCCGCCGTAACCAGATGAGCCAGCTGCAGCGGGCAGGGCAAAGCGGCGCCCTTGACGTGGCTGCCAGCCAGGCGGAGGCAAAGGGGCAGATCGCCGTCCTGATCGACATGCTCCGCCAGCTGGGCGGCAATGCTCGGGTGGTGGCGGGTGCGCTTGCGGTTGCTGACCCCCTGAATGCACCATTCACCCTCTACGTTGATCCGTACATCGGCTCAGACCGATTCGTTGGCGGCGCCTACAACAGCCACGAAGCCGGCGCCACCGATGCGGAGATCATCCAGCAGAAGCTGAAGCGGATTGAGCTGCAGCGCCTGGAGTGTGGATACACCTCAGCCCGGCCCTTCAAGACCATCAACCGCGCCGCAATTGAAGCGGCAATCATCACCAGCAAGAACTGGTACACCTACAGCGATCCACGGGCGCACGTGGACTGCGTGACGATCGTGCTCAGCGGTGGTGTCCACATCGCCCTGAACGATCCCGGCAGCGGGTCTACCAGCCTGGCGAGCTGGGGCACGGCGAAGGATCCGACCCCGGCCGAGCTGATCGCATTCAACCCCTCGACTGGCGGCGTGCTGCTGCCGCGTGGGTGTTCGATGCGCGGGCTGGACTTGCGCAAGACCACCATCCGCCCGAATTGGGTGCCGGCGGTGGCGGATGAGGGCGCGGACTACAGCAACCGCCGCAGCATCCTGAAGGTCTCGGGCACGGGATTCTTCTTCGACTACACCGCAATGGACAAGATCGGGCATACCGAATCTGTCCACCTGCTGGACGTGTTCCACCCCGCCAGTAAGGCCGAGCTTGATACGTTCTACGCCAAGATCCAATCCACCGTTGGCACTGGCGCCAACTTGGGCAGCGCCTTGTTGGCAGCCCGCGCCAGTGAGTATGAGATCGTCGGCCCGATCGATCAGAGCCAGGCGCCCAACTCGCAGTGGGACACCACCAGGGGCGCCAGCCCGTACATCTTCAACGTGTCGGTCCGCTCCGACTACGGCATGGGCGGGGCGTTCTGGGATGGCAACAAGCTGAGTGGTCTGCGCAGCATGGTGTGCGCCAACTTCACCGGCACCAACCAGCAGGCCGACATGCGCTGCTGGCAGGTGTATGTCGGCGGCAACTGGGTGAGCCTGACCAACACCCCGCAGGACTACCAGAAGTACATCAACGCAGCGCCCGACAATGTGCGCCGCAATCCTGCACGCCAGACCCGGCACATCTCGGCGATCAACAACGCCTACATACAGAAGGTGTCGATCTTCGGGATTGGCCAGTCTGAGGTGACGATGGTGGACTCCGGCGGGGAGATCACCGACAACGGCGGCAATTCAACCTTCGGCGGCTGCTCTGCCCTGGCAAAGGGTTACAAGGGCTTCGCCTTCAACAAGGACAAAAACTGGGCGGTCGGCCGGGTGCGGGTGCCGCTGAACCTCAGCGAGAAGACCTCCAACATCCGCCGCGTTGAACTGGGCGTGGTGGCCGCTGTGAGCGGCTCAGCCATCACGCTCACCAACGGCTTGGCGATTGACCCCGGCAGCACCACCAACCCGGCACTGCTGCAGTCCCTGGGCTATTCGTTCGCCTCAGGCACCCGGATCTGGATCGACAACCCCGCTGGCGCTGACTGGCGGGCCACGCTGAGCAGCAGCGCCTGGAGCAGCTCTGCACCGGCCTCAATCGGCATCACCGCCGCCCCGCTGCAGTCGGGCACCAATGAGGCCGCAGGCAGTGCCGTGGTGGGCCGGAGGGTCTACATCCGCCGAGTGGTGGACACCAGGACCGTTGCTGAGCGGAGGGCCAGCCTGATCCTGAACAACACTGCCAGCGCCAGGCTTCCGCAGCGTGACGCCGTGTTGCAGACCGACCCGAACCGCAGCAACGGGGCGATCGGTCGGGTGCTGGCCACTGGCGGGGAGGAGGTGCTGATGGTGACCGCCGCCGGCACGGGCCCCCTGCCTGGCTCCGGAGTCACCCGCACCAGCGAGGTGACCATCCGCCGCGGCGCTCCCTCGAAGACCTACGCCACCGCGACGTTCTACCGCCAGGGAACGGTGGTGAAGCACGCCGGCAAACACTGGCAGGCCACGGGGACGTTCGTCAGCTCTGGTGCATCGCCAGACCCGGCGCTGTGGGGCGAGACGTTCGTGCACATGCCGTCGGACTTCAACCCTGAGGATGCAATCAGCCAGGAGGCGCCCATCCTGGTGCTCGACACCGACACCAGCGACGCAGACGATTCCACCACGCTGGGGATCAACTGGACAACGATCTGGACCAGCGCCGGCCCCCTGCGGGATCAGTACCGCACCGGCACCGACTACCTGGGCGCCTATGCCCTGCTGCGGGCGCTGGGATTCACTGATGCTGCCGCCCATGCCGCCCTGGTGCCGCAGTCCGCCGGCAGCCGCGACCGCGACCCGAGCAGTTCAGCTGATTTCCCCACGGCTCCATCTGGTGGTGCTGCAACAGGATTAGGGAATTGGGCTATAGAATTTAGACGTCCAAGTACAGTGAGATTATACAATCATCAATGGGAATGGGCGGGTGCAGGTAACTACTCAAAAGCTATGCCTGCAGTCCAGCAGGATATGTCGGAGTTCAATAAGTTTACCTACTACTTCACCTCCGCAGCTGGCGGCCGGGTGGTGCCCAAGGGCAGCAACGAAGACGGCTTCGAGGTGACACCCAAGGGCCTCGAAGACATCGCCACGGGCGCCACCATCAGCCCCGAATCGCTCGGCGGACAAAGCCTGGATGAGGCGCAGCGGACGGACTTCCCGAACGGTATCCAGGTGGGCGCCACTGCACAGCTGCAGGATGTGGTGATCACTGGCACCGCCGAGTTCGGCAGCCAAGCGCAGGCCAAAATCAACCGCGCTGGCGCTGGCAAGCTGGCCAGCATCGCCCAGCTGACCGAGCTGCCCGGCGCCGTCGCCAGCACCGACTCGGCGATGGAGTCTGACCCAACGCTGGTGGACTATCGCGGCCTGAACCGCTGGCGGCAGGCGCAACGGCTGATCAGTGCTGCCACCGGCACGGTCACGATCTACGTGCAGTCCAC